CCGTGACGGAAATGAACGTCAGATTAATGACGTCGACCGTTTCTATGATTACGACCCGAAGAATTTCCCAGAAGAGGATGAATGGCTTCCGGTCGACGGCAGTCAGGAAACAATTCCGTTCTAACGAAGGAGGCTAACACATGTTTCATCTTAGGCCTTATCAGGCTGAAGCGAAGCAGGCCATCCTGAACGAGTGGGATGAGGGGCATCGAAAGACGCTCCTTGTCCTCCCGACGGGATGTGGCAAGACAGTTGTATTCGCTTCTGTTACTGAGTATCAGGTAAATAAAGGACACCGGGTGCTGATTATGGCACACCGTGGAGAGCTTCTTGAACAGGCAGCGGATAAACTGAAGGAAGCCGCTGGTATCGACTCCTGCCTTGAAAAAGCAGATTCTACTAGCCTCGGAAGTATGCTTCCGGTGACGGTCGGCTCTGTGCAGTCCCTTGCACAGGAAAAGAGACTGTCCCGATTTCCGAGTGATTACTTTCAGGACATTGTAGTTGATGAAGCACATCACTGCACATCAGATTCCTATCTGCGCGTTCTCAATCATTTCCCACGAGCAAACATTCTCGGCGTCACAGCAACACCAGACCGTGGAGATATGAAAAGCCTCGGAGATTTCTTCGATTCCAAGGCATATGAGTATTCCATGACGGATGCGATTAAAGAAGGCTACCTCTGCCCGATTAAGGCACAGCTTATTCCACTTAACCTCGATATCAGCAACGTTGGAATTTCAAGTGGTGACTTTGCTGCTGGTGAAGTTGGCTGCGCCTTAGAGCCATACCTTATGCAGATTGCAAAGGAAATGCTTCGCTATTGCAAGGATCGAAAAACCGTCGTCTTTCTGCCACTGATTGCTACCAGTCAGAAGTTCTGCCAGATTCTAAACGATGTTGGACTGAAAGCCGCAGAAGTAAACGGCAATTCCGATGACCGTACAGAAGTCATACAGGATTTTGAGAATGGCAAATATGACGTTCTCTGTAACTCGATGCTTCTTACCGAAGGCTGGGACTGCCCGTCTGTCGATTGTATTGTGGTCCTTCGCCCGACAAAAGTCCGCTCTCTCTACCAACAGATGATAGGCCGTGGCATGAGGCTTGCACCTGGGAAGAAGAATCTCTTGCTTCTTGATTTTCTCTGGATGACACAGCGGCACGACCTCTGCAAGCCATCGTCTTTAATTAGTAAGGACGAGATCATTTCCAAGAAAATCGATAAGAGAATGCAGGATAACGCTGACGGTATCGATCTCATCGAATCCGAGGAACAGGCCGAGCGTGATGTCTTGGCAGAACGGGAGGAATCCCTCGCCAGACAGCTTGCAGAGATGCGTGGCAGAAAACGGAAGCTTGTGGATCCGATTCAATATGCACTCTCAATTGCAGCTGAGGATTTAGCGAATTATGAACCAACTTTCGCATGGGAGATGGCTCCACCTACAGAAAAGCAACTTCAGTTTCTGGAACGACGTGGGATCTTTCCGGATTCTGTTTCCAATGCTGGTATGGCATCACTCTTAATCGACAAATTGAAACGTCGTCAAGAGGCTGGACTTGCCACTCCAAAGCAGATCCGCTGCCTTGAAAGATACGGTTTCAGACAAGTTGGAACGTGGCAGTTTTCTGATGCGAGCAGCTTGATCTCAGAACTTGCAGATAATCACTGGCACTTACCTTCCGGTATTATACCGGCTATTTACAAACCATACGGAGGCAAATAAATGGAAAACAACACAAATTTGCTTTCTGCTCTTAAATCCATAGATGTCTCCTCCCTTTCCCGTGCAGACTGGATTGCAGTTGGCATGGCCTTAAAAGAAGAGGGACTCCCCTGCTCCATCTGGGATGACTGGAGCAGAAACGACTCCCGGTATAAACCAGGTGAGTGTAAACAGAAATGGGCGGGTTTCCACGGAACCGAAAACCCGGTAAAAGGTGGCACAATCGTTCAAATGGCTAAAGACCGCGGATGGAAACCGTTTATCGGTGAAGACGGCGTAATGAACTGGGATGATGCGATCGAGTATGACGGCAACGACGGATTCAACGGCTTTACCGCTCCGGATGCATGGAATCCCGTCAATGATCTGATCACTTATCTTTCCCTTCTCTTCAGGCCTGACGAACGCATCGGCTATGTCACAAACGATGTCTGGCAAGACAAAGACGGTAAGTGGCTTCCGAGTAAAGGTGTGTATGACCGAACAGCTGGAGAATTAATCGAATCACTAAAAAAGCACCCAGATGACCTCGGAGCAACGATCGGTGACTGGAAGGAAGAAGCAGGTGCATGGATCCGTTTCAATCCAGTGGATGGTGAAGGCGTAAAGAATGAGAACGTCACACGCTTTACCTATGCACTGGTGGAGTCCGATTCACTGCCAGTTTCAGAGCAGGATATCCTTTTCCGAAAACTCGAGCTCCCGATTGCGGCCCTCGTCCACTCTGGTGGAAAAAGCCTGCATGCGATTGTTCATGTCGATGCAGACAATTACGAGGAATACCGGAAACGCGTCGAGTTTCTCTATGATTTCCTTGAAAAGCACAATGTTTCCATCGACAAGCAGAACAGAAACCCTTCCCGCCTCTCCCGGATGCCCGGCGTAACGAGGAACGGCAACAGGCAGTATCTTGTCGCCACAAATATCGGTAGGAAATCATGGACCGATTGGATGGATTTCGTCGAAGGAATAAGCGATGAACTTCCAGGTATGGTCTCACTTTCCGAGTACAAAGACAGCCCGCCGGAACTTCCTGAGGAACTGATCAAAGGAATTCTCAGGCGTGGCCACAAAATGCTGGTATCCGGTTCCTCAAAAGCTGGAAAATCTTTTCTCTTGATGGAACTTTGCATTGCTATCGCTGAAGGAAAAAAATGGCTCAGATTTGAATGTAAAAAAGGCCGGGTCCTCTATGTCAATCTGGAGATTGATCCGGCATCTGCAATCGTTCGATTTTTAAAAATCTATGATGCACTTGGCCTGCCAAAGAAGCATACCGAAGACATCGTGATCTGGAACCTCAGAGGCCACGCTGTCCCGCTGGATCAACTGGTACCAAAACTCATCCGAAGAGTAAAAGACCAGCACTTAGATGCGATCATTATCGATCCAATCTACAAGGTGATCACGGGTGATGAAAACAATGCGTCTGAGATGGGTGCATTCTGTAACCAGTTTGATAAGATCTGCACGGAAACCGGATGCTCGACCATCTACTGTCATCACCACAGCAAAGGTGCACAAGGGATGAAGAAGGCAATGGATCGAGCTAGTGGCTCAGGTGTATTTGCGAGAGACCCTGATGCGCAGCTTGACATGATTCAGCTTGAACTCTCAGATGATCTGAAAAATCATGTTGCAGACAGTGGTGCCACAGCTTGGCGAATGGAGTCGTCCCTTCGTGAATTTGCGAATATCTCTCCGGTAAATTTCTGGTTTGAATATCCAATCCACCGGCTCGACACAACTGGCGAACTTGCCCGGCTGGGTGCTGAAGGAAGTCCGATTGCGAACCTGACGAAGTCCGGAAACTACTCCACTCCGGAAAGCCGTCACGCCTCAGTAGACAATGCCTATGATGCACTCTGCACGGATGAGAATATCCAGATTACTGTAAAAGATATCGCTGAATACCTTGATATCTCATCCCGCACAGTAAAACGGTATCTGTCCGAGCTAAAAGAATTTTATAACTGTACAAACGGCGTTGTAAAACGTCTCACAAAACCAGATGGACAACCGAAGTAAATCCCGGTTGTCCGGATATGGACGACAACCGATGATTTCTCGTTTGTCCATTTATAGTCAACCGCCTTATATATAGATATATTGTCTGCCCGTGGACGTTCCATGTGGTGGAAGGACGTAAACGTCCGTCCTTCCACACACTGAAACGGAACGCAGCGGCTGACAATTCGAATGGATAAAATGTCCGGAAAGGAACACTTTATGAAATTATTTATCGAAATGAATCCACCTACTGCGACTGCTCAGGAAAAGCAGGTGCGCATTATACATGGAAAGCCCATCTTCTACGAACCGGCAAAGCTGAAAAAAGCAAAGCACTTGCTGACAGAAAAGCTTGCCCTGCATCGTCCTGATGAACCTCTTACGGGACCGCTTTTCCTTCACGTCGTGTGGTTATTCCCAAAGGGGAAATCTCACAAGCATGGGCAGTGGCGCATCACCCGTCCAGACACCGACAATCTCGAGAAGATGTTAAAAGACTGCATGACCCGTTGTGGCTATTGGAAAGATGATGCTCAGGTTGTGAAAGAGACTGCCGAAAAACGCTGGTCTGATGAGCCGACTGGTATTTCAATTGAAATTCATAAAATGGAGGAACGCCATGAGTAATGTCTATCAGAACAGCGAAGGATATAGTGATCCAACTGCAAGCATCGCCCTGTCTCACGTGGCTGCAGAAAAAAAGAAAAAACGCTACCGTCCGCTCGTCTATATCGTAAGTCGTTATGCCGGTGACATCCAGACGAATGTGAGCGATGCTAAACGCTACTGCCGTTTTGCTGTGAATCAAGGTGCAATCCCTGTTTGCAGTCATCTTCTTTACCCACAGTTTCTAAAGGATGACGATCCGGAAGAACGAAGGTTAGGTCTTTTCTTTGGGAAAGTCCTGATGGACAAGTGTGATCAGGTCTGGATCTTTTCTGATGGAGACTATTCGTCCGGCATGCAGGCAGAATACAACCGCGCCGTCAGACGCAGATACACGATCCGTTACTTTACAACAGACTGTCGCAAGACCGACGATCCTAAATCTGGAGGAGTAAATGAATCCTTATGAGAAACTGATTAATGCCATTATCCTGCAAGCTGTCAAGGACTGGCGGCATGCAGAAGTGCTTATCCATCGTCACCCAGGCAGCATAGAAGGACGGCACTTAAAACAGGACACCGAGACCTTCTTCAAATCGAAATGGTTCGACTTTCTTACAATCATCGACGGAAGAGCACTGCTTCAGAAACTAATCAAGGAACAGAAACAAAAAGATAACTACAGGAGGTAGCTCAATCATGATGACACCAAAAGAATACCTTCGCCAGTCGTACCGACTGGACCAGAGAATCAACAGTGATATAAAAGAAGTTGGACGACTTCGGAGCATGGCTGCATCCGTCTCGTCGCCTGCACTTACTGAACGTGTTCAGACCAGTCACAGCGGTGATGCACCCTTCGTTCATTCGATTGAGAAGATCATCGAACTGGAACACCAGATTGACAAAGAGATTGATCTCTACGTTGATTTAAAGGATCAGATCCGTTCTGTCATTGCTGAAGTTGAAAACACAGATGAACAGATGGTTCTGCGCTACCGCTACGTTCATAATTACACGTGGGAAATGATCGGAACCATACTGAATGCGGATGCCAGGACTGTTCGCAGATGGCACGGCAATGCTTTGCAGCACGTAAAGGTTCCGGATGACCCGATCACGATTTAAAATGTAATCCGCCCGGAATGCCCTAAAATGTCCACCTGTGATTCGTGGTAATATATACTTAGCGAAAAGCGAACAAGATCGTTAGACAAGCCTCGAAAGGTTAATCCCTTCCGGGGCTTTTGTTATGCAAGGGAGTGAAAGTCATGCCAAGGAAACCAAAGCGTCCCTGCCGGTACCCAGGCTGCAAGGAGCTCGCAGAGGACGGCGAGCAGTACTGCCCTGCTCACAAGAAACGGATGCAGCAGCACTACGACCACTTCACCCGCGGCTACAACGGACACAAACGTTACGGAAGTCAGTGGAGAAAGATCAGGACGCGCTACGTAAAGAAGCATCCGCTCTGCGAGGAGTGTTTGAAGCACGGACGATACGTTCCTGTCGAGGAGGTGCACCACATCAAACCGATCTCAGAAGGCGGAACAAATGATGAGAGCAACTTGATGAGTCTCTGCCGGAGCTGTCATGAGAAGATTCATAAAAAGAGTGAAATCCGTAGTCCAAAGTAAAACAACTATTGAATCATTCCTGATGAGTGATAATCCACTCGAGAAGATCATTCTGTGAGGTTTCTCCTGCTGCGATTTTCAAAAATATGTCGGACAGTTCATCCTGCGTGTAATCAAGTTCTATTTTGTTCAGCACAAGAAAGACCAGCATCGCGTGTGCACCGATTCGTTTATTTCCATCGACAAAAGCGTGATTTTTGACAAGACCATATCCGAGTCTAGCTGCCTTCTGCTGAATAGATGGATAAACTTCAGTGTCTGCAAATGACTGGAATGGAGCGGACAAGGCAGAATCCAACAATCCTTCGTCACGGATGCCATCGGTCCCGCCAGTCTCAGCAATGAGCTGTGAATGCAGCATGATTATCTGTTTCTTTGATAGAGTAATCATTTAGCAAGCACCTCATATGCTTTCCGGTTCTTTGCAATTAAACGCTTAGAAACATCAAGAACATCTTCATCACTAGCTGCCTGCTCCTGTTCAGCGCTGCTAAACTCTATCAGTAAATAACGCGGAGTATTGTTTTTAAGGATTACAACAGACCCTTTTTCATCAACTATACGTGCCACGCGAGAGAAGTTCTGGTTCGCTTCTGTAATGGAAACAAGGTTATCAGTATTGATATTCATGAAAGTATCCTCCTTATCTTTGATAATTCAATTATACCCAATCTTAGGATATATTCAACCTATTACGGAAAACAAACTGGGAGGGGCGGTAAGAATCTCTAAACCAGGTCCGCCTGGAGACCGGCGCCCCCTATCGCGTGAATTTTTTCCGGTTCAAACGGGTGATTAAACCCTGCCAACTTCAGAAAGGAGATGAAAAGCGTGGCAAGAGATGGAACCTACCGCGGCGGCAGACGAATACGTGCCGGTGACAAACCGGCATCTGCCGCTGAGAAAATAGCAAAAGGACAGAGACCTCTGATCATGAGAAATGACATTCCGGATCTCGAACCAGAAGAACTGGATGCCGTGGATCTTCCGGAAGGCGCTGTGCTTCAAGGAGCCGACATGCCGAAGCCTGATGAGTATCTGTCCGCAAAGCAGAAAAATGGCAAGCCGCTCGGCGCGGACGCCATCTACAAAGAAACCTGGCTCTGGCTCAAGAAACGTCACTGCGAGAATCTCGTGAACAAGCGTCTCATCGAGTCCTATGCACAGAACTTCGCCAGATACATTCAGTGCGAAGATGCGATATCGACCTACGGACTCCTCGGCAAGCACCCGACGACTGGCGGCGTAATCTCCTCCCCCTTCGTTCAGATGGCTTCTCAGTTTCAGAAATCCGCCAACCTGATCTGGATGGAGATTTATGACATCGTAAAGCAGAACTGCACCGAGGAGTTTACGGATAATCCGAATGACACGATGGAGCAGCTCCTCCGCTCACGGAAAGGACGATAAATGGATAACGAAGAAAAGCAAACACAGTACTATCTCGCTGATATAGATACGATCATACCATACGCCAGAAACGCCAGAACACACTCCAAGGAACAAATCGCTCAGATCGCCGCATCAATTAAGGAATTTGGCTTCCTTTCTCCAATAGTTGTATCGGATGACAATACGATTCTCTGTGGTCACGGCAGGTACTATGCGGCACAGCAGCTTGGACTTAAAAAGATACCGTGCGTGAAAGAAAAATGGTTGACCGATGCCCAGAAGCGTGCCTATACCCTCGCTGACAATCAGCTGGCTTTAAATGCCGGATGGGACGAGGACATGCTCTCTGTAGAACTATCTGATCTTCAGGCTGACGACTATGATCTGTCGCTTCTCGGATTCGATGAAAAGGATCTGGAAAAACTGATGATGAATCCCGATGATACAGGTGCAAAGGACGATGATTTCGATCTGACTGCTGCTCTTGAGAAAGCCTCCTTCGTAGAAAAAGGTGATCTCTGGACAGTCGGAAAGCACCGGCTGCTCTGCGGAGACGCTACTTTCTCTGAAGATGTAGATACACTTATGGGTGATAAGACCGCAAACCTTATCGTAACGGATCCGCCGTATGGAGTCTCGTTCAAGGCGTCCGACGGACTTACGATTGAAAACGATAGCTTAAAAGGCGATGAATTTTATCAGTTCCTGCTTGCTGCATTTACCAACATGGCGGATCACTTAGAGAAAGGTGGTGCTGCGTATGTGTTTCATGCAGATACGGAAGGGCTCAACTTCCGGAAGGCCTTCATCGATGCAGGATTTCACTTAGCCGGTGTGTGTATTTGGGTAAAGAACTCACTGGTACTTGGAAGGTCGGATTATCAGTGGCAGCATGAGCCGATCCTTTACGGATTCTTACAGAATGGCAGACATCCGTGGTACTCTGACCGGAAACAGACGACGATCTGGAACTTCGACAAACCGAAACGTAACAAGGACCATCCGACATCTAAACCGCTTGATCTTCTCTCCTACCCGATCAAAAATTCCAGTCAGGAAAACGCGATCGTGCTCGACACCTTCGGTGGCTCCGGTTCCACGATGATGGCCTGCGAGCAGATGAACCGGACCTGCATGACAATGGAACTCGACCCGAAATACGCATCGGTCATCCTCCGTCGATACGTGGAAGATACCGGTGATTCCGAGCACGTGTTTGTCGAACGTGGCGGGAAGAAAATCCCATATTCTGACCTGGTCAAAGAAGTCGAAACCGCCTGAAGAATTCTCACATAAAGCTTGATATTTAAGGCTTTTAGAGCGATATATGTACGTACCAAAAGAACACATCACAAGGAGGTACGCAACATGAAATTAAGCTATAACGCAACAGGAGAAGAACGGAAATCCCTGGTTACAGAGATCTGCCGGATCACCGGAGATGTATCCGAGTACCAGTACATGCCGACCTGCGCCTACAAGATCGGTGATGTCACGGTGGATAAAACCGGAACCGTATTCTGCGAAGATGAAGAAAAGCTCCGTCACATCGAAGAAGAACTGAAGAAAGTCGCCTTTGTACCATCAGACAATGTTGAGGACGAAAAGGTCGAGGAAGAAAAATGCGGACTTACCATCGAGGTTCCGCTCGATAAAGTAAGCGTCGGCAACCTTTCCAACATCCTTCAGGCAAAAGGAACGCTGATCCGTCATGCCCTTGGGATCAGTGACCTTGGGTTTGAGATTAAGGAAGACCGGATTGCATTCCCATGGTTTTCTGAAATGCCGGAGGCAGAGGAAGCGAAAGCCTATACGGATTTCATTTCCAAGCTCTGTAAACTCACTAAGGAACTTAAGCGGGCAAGCAGCAGAGAGATGCCGGTAACCAATGAGAAGTACACGTTCCGCTGCTTCCTTCTTCGGCTCGGATTCATCGGATCAGAGTACAAGAAGGAACGGAAAATCCTGCTTGAGAATCTCTCCGGAAATTCCAGCTGGAAAAACGGCGCTCCGGAAACGGAGGTGCAGGCATGAGAACGATCAGTGCAGAGCAGCTTGAAGACTTAAGAAAACAGTACCCTGACGGAACCCGCGTGGAGCTTCTTCAGATGGACGATGTCCAAGCACCACCTGAAGGAACGTGTGGCACGGTCAACGGCATTGACGACACCGGTTCCCTGCTTGTCAGCTGGGACGACGGTTCTGGCTTGAATGTGATCTACGGTGAGGACATCGTAAGAAAGGTCGGTGAATGACATGGACAAAAAAGTAAAAGAACAGATTCTCGCGATCCAAGGCACCGGCCTTACGAACATGTTCGACTTGAACATGGTGCAGCGTCTCGCCTACGAGCGGGATTTCTACGACTTGGTCCTCTACCTCACATTTCACCGCAGAGAATACGTCCATTTCATTCTTCATGGAGATAGCGAAAACGCCTGAAAAATACACATTTTCTCCGATAAATGACTTGCTATTACATCCGTTTAGAGTGATATATACACTAACAAAAGAAACACACCAAACAAACGGAGGCAAACCATGAAGAACATTTTCGAAGAAACCTACAGAACCATCCAGGAAGCAAAGAAAGCTTATGACAAAGCGGAAACCGCAGAAGAAAGAGACATCGCAAGGGAAACCGCAAACGCAGCGATGGATAAACTCAGAAACCAGGGAGATGTCGCCTACACCATCTGGAGAGCCTTTGAGAAGTCAAAAGACAACGAGAACGAAATCCTAAACTTCGACGACGTCATCTGGGATCGGGATGTGGAAGCCATCACAGCCTGCCTTAAGGAAAACGGAATCAAGGAATTCACCTACTCCTGCCAGGCAACCGACGCGGTTGAAACCCTCTGGCTTTTCAAAGAAGCCGGCTGCAGGATCGGCGAGATGATCGAGGTAAACGTTCGGAGAGCCTTCTTCGGAGAAGGCTACGAAAAGGCGCATGCCTTCAAGATGAGCATCTGCTAAAGGATGCCGGAAGGAGCCCATAAACGGGCTTTTTCTCGTACAGGAAGTCTATGAATAAATACTTCATATCCGAAAGATACCGCTTGCTATATGTGCGCATCAGAGCGAATATACACATACCAAAAGAAAAGCGCACAAAGCAAGGAGGAAGAAAACTATGTGGAGCAAGGGAAGCATCGAGATTGAAAACACGATTTGTAATTACTGGGTAAAGCATTATGAAGAGCCGAGCGAAGACTACGGCATCGACGGAGGAAGAATCAGCAAGTTGATGATCAAGGTGGATGGAAAAACCACATTGAACTACGACAGAGGCTGGGATATCGAGCCGGAGGATGAAGCAAGCCAGCTGGCCTACGGAATCCTGATTCACGAATATAACTAAGAAAACAAAAGGAAGCGGAGCTTAGGGCTCTGTTTCTCGTACAGAATAGATGAAACGAAGGCCGCAGCAATGCGGTTATTTTTATGCCACAAAGGAAGTGAACGACCCTTGGCCATGCGAAAACTAAAGAATTACAAGCCGACACGTTTCATGGCAGAAGACTCAAAGTACAGCAAGGACGCCGCAGACTATGCCGTGCTATTTATCGAAAGTCTCCGTCATACCAAAGGCAGTTGGTACCGAAAGCCCTTTGAACTGATCGACTGGCAGGAACGGATTATCCGCGACGTCTTCGGAATCCTAAAGCCGAATGGCTACCGGCAGTTCAACACGGCCTACATTGAAATTCCAAAGAAACAAGGCAAGTCTGAGCTTGCCGCAGCGGTCGCCTTGCTTCTTACCTGCGGGGACGGAGAAGAGCGTGCTGAAGTTTACGGCTGCGCAGCGGACCGAAACCAGGCAAAGATTGTCTATGACGTGGCTGTCGATATGGTGCGCCTCTGCCCTGCTCTTGATAAGCGGGTGAAGATTCTGGAATCCCAGAAGAAGCTCATCTACCTTCCAACTAACAGCACCTATCAGGTACTTTCTGCAGATGTGGCGAACAAGCATGGATTTAATACCAGTGGCGTCATTTTTGATGAGCTGCATACGCAGCCGAACCGGAAGCTCTACGACGTTATGACGAAAGGATCCGGCGACGCCAGAACGCAGCCACTATACTTTTTGATTACGACCGCTGGAACGGATACGAACAGCATCTGCTACGAAGTCCATCAGAAGGCGCTTGATATCATCGAAGGTAGGAAAATCGATCCCACCTTCTATCCGGTGATCTACGGCGCTGAAGAATCTGAGGATTGGACCGATCCAAAGGTCTGGAAAAAGGCGAATCCTTCTCTTGGCATCACGGTCGGCATCGATAAAGTACAAGCTGCCTGCAACTCAGCAAAGCAGAACCCCGGTGAAGAGAACGCCTTCCGGCAGCTTCGGCTGAACCAATGGGTGAAGCAGGCCGTCCGCTGGATGCCGATGGACAAGTGGGATGCCTGTGCATTTTCTGTGGATGAAGATGACCTGGAAGGCCGCGTCTGCTATGGTGGTCTTGACCTCTCCTCCACTACAGATATCACGGCATTCGTTCTTGTTTTTCCACCAAGAGACGAGACAGACAAATATGTCGTGCTCCCCTACTTCTGGATTCCGGAAGATAATGTGGACCTCAGGGTTCGGAGAGATCATGTGCCATACGATCTTTGGGAGAAGGAAGGATACTTAGAAACAACAGAAGGAAACGTCATCCACTACGGATTCATCGAGAAGTTCATCGAAAACCTTGGTGAACGATTCAATATCCGGGAGATTGCCTTCGACCGCTGGGGAGCAGTTCAGATGGTCCAGAACCTTGAGGGCATGGGATTTACGGTCGTTCCATTCGGACAGGGGTTCAAAGATATGACCGGTCCCACAAAAGAACTCATGAAGTTAACGTTGGAACAAAGGATCGCCCACGGTGGTCATCCTGTGCTTCGCTGGATGATGGACAACATCTTTATCCGGCGTGACCCAGCAGGCAATATCAAGATGGATAAGGAAAAATCAACGGAAAAGATTGACGGAGCAATTGCTCTAGTGATGGGGCTTGACCGTGCACTCCGTGGCGGTAACGATGACGGCTCATCTGTTTATGATGAGCACGGTATTTTATTTCTGTGAGGTGATTCATATGGATGTTAACGATGTTGTCGGATGCAGGTTTGGAAAACTACATGTGGATTCATATGCTGGATCCGATTTCTATGCAAACGAAAAGAAACGCCGAAGTTTCTACAACTGCACATGCGATTGCGGAAATCATGTAAAAGTCTGCAGAAAACTTCTGATTAGCGGCAGACAGACGACATGTTGCCATTGCTGTCGCATTGAATCTGACAATGATCACTTACGTTATGTCGCAGAAAACGGTGACTTTTTTATTTTTGATACAAGCGATCGGCAAGCAATTGAGAAGCATTGCTGGTATATAGACAAATATGGATATGCGATTGCCAGAATTAAAGAAAAGAACGTAAGACTTACACG